TCCCGCGTAACCGGAAGCTCGAAGTACTCCTGGGTGTTTTTGTTCTCGAACCAGAGAATGCCCTTGTTGATGTGGAGCGCCTGCATGTAGTTGTGGAGCTGCCAGTTGTATCCCTGCAGATGCTCTGGAAGTTTATGCGTCCGTTCGATCTCCTTGAAGACCGCGTCGTTCGCTCCCTTCACATCAATAACGTAAATCTCGCCCCCAATTTCCACAACATCATCGGGTGTGCCAGCCACGTACCACGGTAGATACTCTATTAGCTCCTCTTGCGCGTGTACCGTTAGTAAGCCTGCCCGCTGCATGCGCAGGAATATAGTGTGCCATCTAAGATGTCGCCAGTGCCCATCGTCAAATAGACTATTGGTACGGGGGTTGTCGTCTATCCGGCCTGGCATACCCTTGATAGCTAGCATCTGCTCTCGTAAGCAACGCTTGCTCCCAGAGGGGCTGAAGTAGGTGCGCTGTCTAGGTTGCTTACGAGCTAGAAGCAGCTTGGCCGCGAACTTGGCTTCGGCTGGCGTGAAGTCGCCCAAGTCCTGCGTGATCATGTACTGGTCTACCAGTGGTGTCAGTACCTTCGTCGGATCACGCCTGTTCTTGAGGTACTTCTTTATGTCAAAGCCTGAAGCCATTACTCCTACATCGAAAGCAGGAATCCCTGCTACACCCTTCTGTCTTTATAGGGAAGCCTTTTTTCTTGAGAAACATGCGGTCACAGTCGCTCAAGCCATGCGGGCTTGGAACAAGTATAACACGTTCCTCCCTCTTCGACTTCTTTGTTTTCAACCAGACTTTACGTTTGGTCAGAAACATCAGCCTGTAGAAGGTCTCGTACATAGCCCGGCGCGTCTCAGTGCGTGTAGCCACTGAAATCTTGGTGGGCATGACATACACCCACTTCAGGGTAGTGATATCTTGAGGGTTGCCTTGAATCTGGAATGAACTAACGTTCATTTACCTTCCAACGCTTCTTGATGCAAAGTTTTCTCTTTGTGCAGGCAAGACTCACACCAAGTAAGCTGAGGTAGTATGCAGTATTCTTCGCCGCGCCACAAGATGCACATAGCTTCTTTATAGATCACTACGCCACATTCTACACAGCTCAAATTCTTATGTACGTGCGCCCCTGCCATTACGGTACCATTTTACCACGCGACGCATCTGCAATGTGGCTCTGCATAGACTGCACGTAGATCACAAACTTGTCGAACTGCTCAGCCAGGTAGGCGATCTGCTCAAGTAGTTCTTCACGGGTAGGGTGTTGGAAGTCTCGCATCCGGCTGTTTTCGATCTCATCCTGACACAGCTTCACATACTGCTTGAGTGCTGCAAAGCACCCATCGTCTGTCCTATGATCTCCTAGATAGGTAGGGATTTCGCAGTTAGGACAGATTGACAGTGGAGATGAGGAAGGCCAAGTATCATGGTAACTCATGGATGTGCCAGATTCTGGCGAGTGATCATGTCGGCAGATAGCACTACCATATCAACAGGGCCTTGCTCGGTGATGAATGTTATCTGCAAACACGGGGCCAATCCTTCCCTAGAAGCAGCCCGCTGTAGTTGCCGCCAGTCGGACAACTTGATAGTGTAAGATAATCTGCTCGTTTGCTTGTTATCTGTCAGAAGTTCGTCGTCCTTGACGTCCATCTTGGCATGCCAGAATCTACCCGAGGAAGGCTGAGCACGCCCGCCTCGTGCCTTTGCCCATGCCTTCTCGTGTTTCTTGTTATCCTTCTCTGGCTTTTCTGACCATTTAGGAATGGTCATCCTCGTCCTGTGGCGGATGCATATGCATCATCTCGTGCTGGAATTTGGTTGACCACCAGAACCCATGCCAATCTCGCGTCAGGATAAACGCCTTGCTGTAGTGGAATCCCTTTTCTTGAAGTTTCTCAAAGTAGGTGTAGAACATTTGGGCCAGCTCGTCCAGACCCTGTCCCAACTGGTCAGTATCATGCGTTGATGTCAGGTTACGAAGAAAGGCTTCGGCTGCATCCCCTGTTGATGTTGGTTCGTCCTCTGGCTTCCTAGGCATTAACTGTCGGCTCTCCCGATAACAACCACGTTGGAGTTGGTGTAAGATCACCAATTATCGCAGGTAGTATTTCCTTTTCGTAGGTAAGTATAACGCCGTTGACGTTAGCATCAAACTCTGCATAGTTGACCATATGGGTCACGGTCCGCAGATTGTCAGCTATGTCATGCATCATGTCCATAGCCATCTCTTCACTGATGGCTGTGTTCATGGTAAGCCTGATCCACATCATGCCAGGATCAGGCGTTGGCATTGGTGGCAGTTGCGCTAGTGGATCTACCGCCACCTCTACTTCATCAATCGGCATTACTCCCCCTCACTTTCACTGCTGCTTCTAGTGTCCTGGCTAGCTTTGGGTCTCGCCCCAGGGCATTCAAGAAAGCAGTACGCATCATAGGTTCCGTCCAGCGGGTACTGTACCGGAGGCCAGACTGCTCGATGCACCCTACTTCCAGACCTAGTTGCAAGAGTTCGCTAAGTTTATCCACTGCACGCACGGCAAAGAGATATCGGAAGCTCCCGTCACGCTCTGCGTTTGCTCCAGTCTTGTCCTTCTCCACTCGGACTCGCACAACACGACCGACGGTACCATCCTTTTCAACGACTTTGCCATTTTCGACTCGACGGGTCTTTCCCTTGATTGCCTCACCCTTACGGAAATCCACACGTTGACTAGCAAAGAAACCGAACGCACGTCCTCCCACTGGTTTCTCGGGGTTGCCATAATGGACGCCTACATTCTCTCTCACCTGGTTTATCAAGACAACAGCGGTTTGACCGTTGTTGACGGCATTCCACTTGCGCGCCATTTTGCTAGTAAGCTTACCCATTTTACCCATTTGGGCAGCTTCTGCGCTTTCCTCTAGCTCGTCTTTGGGTACTAGCGCGGCTATGCTGTCAACGCCCACCACATCGAATTTACCTGAACGAATCAGTGCCTCGCCCACATCGATAATCTCTTCGCCCGAATCCAGATTGCCAACCATAGTGAGGTCGGCAAGGTTGATTCCAAGACGTGTGGCGTGTACTGGATCAAAACTATGCTCCGCATCCATCAAGGCGCAGTTGAGTCCCGCCGCTTGAGCCAGAGCTATCGTCCTGTACAAGGCATGACTCTTCAGGGCTGCATACTGGCCGTAGAACTCGGTTATACGCCCCAATGCGATCCCGCCACCCAACAAAAAGTCCAGGGTCAAAATCCCGGTCGAGATTCTCCGGATCTGGAACCTCGGGTCCGATGCGCGGAAGAGCACTTCCTTCCCGAATCTCTTCTGCAAAATCGTCTGCACTTCCGTTAGTTGTGGTGGTGCAGTGGTGGCAGACTTCGACCTCATAGACAACCTTCCGTAGTTGCTCTTCGGTACGGGGCTCCAGACACGTGAAGCATCGATGTAGTTGCGGAGCGCCCCTTTTCTTGAGAAAATCTAGTAGCATTAGTACCTCCAACTCTCACGCTGGGACCGGATATTTCGCCTCTTCAAAGACAATGCTGTTTCTGTCATTTTGCCGTTTGCCGTACACCATGACGACGCGTCCTTTGAACAGGTGCGGGCCATGTTGCTCCCATCGTTCGGGAAACACAACTACGTCCCAAGATCCCAACCCTTCATACTTTACCTGAACGAAGGCCATCTTGTAACCGTTCTTGGTGGTTATCTCTCTAACCCGATCTACCTGCCCGCCAACCCAGACCCACTTATCTTGCGAAGACGTAAGTGCTTTAAGGTTCAGTTGTCGGCGGATCTTCTTGTCCAGTGCGGCTCTGTACTGGTCAATCGGATGAGTAGTTACATATGTGCCTAAGAGCTCAAGCTCTGTCTTACCACGGTCTTCATCTCCCTGCGTGCCAATACTTTCCATCGCTCCAACGCGACGCAGCAGGTCGATGATTCTAACGTTGCACCTCCTTTTAGTTACTGTCTTGACCAAGTGTTCCTCCGAGGTGAACGGCCTGTTCTCCACCAGTTCCGTGCAGGCCGCAATACCTAACCCTTTTATAGCAGTCAGGCCGTATCGTATGCCATGCTTACCTTCTACGACAAATCCTGAACCTGACTTATTCACATCCGGGGGTAGGAAGCGCAGACCAAAGAACAGCTTGGCTTCATCAATGTACACGGGGTAATCGTCTTTGTTAGCGTAGCTCAGTAGCGTGCAGAAGAAGTTAGCAGGATAGTGTGTCTTGAGCCACGCTGTCTGATACGCTATCATCGCATACGCGGTAGCGTGTGCCCGGTTGAAACCGTACCCTCGGTAGCTCCAAATCATCTCCCAAATCTGGTCGGCTACCTGCTGGCTGCACCCGTTGTTCAGCGCGCCCAGGGCGGCTCCCTTGGATTTGCCACTGAGCTTGTCGTAGAGTTCGCCCCCATTGAAGAAAAGTGGCTTGAGTTCGTCCCATATATCCCCCTTCTTATACTTGATGGCTTCCTTCAGTTCGTCTACAAGATGGTGGTCGAACCCTCCGATTTGAAGTCCAATCTCCATAACCTGTTCCTGGTAAAGGACAACGCCTTGGGGAAGTATGCGCCGTAGCCTTCTGTCTGGGAGCTTTCTCCGGAGGTCTGCAGTACCGCCGTCACGACCTTCCCGGTAGGCACTGACGAACTGGTTAGCACCACCACGCCCGAGGGCCATGACAGCAATAAGGTCTTCGAAGCTTTGGAGCTGGAGATCTCTAACAACCTGCCGGGAAGTACCACCTTCAACTTGGAATACCCCTGAGCAGGCACCTCGATTGAGAGTGGCCCAAACCGCTTCGTCTTCGTACTCATACATGTCCTCGAACGGATCTTCCCCGATAAGCTCGATGCAGTCTTGTATGACATCCAAGGTAGTAAGGCTTAGGATGTCAAACTTCACCACACCCAGGCGTTTGAGACCCTCCATATCATACTGAGTTACTACTGCCGCTTGACCTCTTCCCTGCCCACGTCCCACCATCATAGTCGGCACTAGCTTTTGCAGGTCGAAGTGTTCGTCGGCAATTACTATGCCAGCGGCGTGCTTACCTTCGCCCGTGATAAGGTCCTGACACGTCGTAGCCCAATCATAAAACGCGGGGTAGCTAACCATAGCCCCTTTTAGTACGGGGTGCAGATGTTCGTCTTGCAACAGGTCTTTCAGGTCGCCGCTGGCTTTGAGGTTGACAATAAGTGCTGCATCTGGCAAAGACTTACTTGCCGAGAACTGTTCACTCCTGGTAAAGTCCAGTGCACTAAGCAAACGCTGAACAGTGCTGCGCGGCCCACCTCTGGAGAAGGTCCCCACCTGCTGTGCTTGATATGGTGGCTTATTGTATCTGTCTAGCAGATACCTCACCACATCCATACGCCTGCTGTTGGGAAAGTCTACGTCGAAGTCCGGAAGCGACGGGCGCGCTGGATTGAGAGCACGCTCAAACATAAGACCAAAGCGCACAGGGTCCACGTCAACAATGCCCATAAGATAGGCTGCGAGAACCCCTGCCATACTGCCACGGCCAGGACCAACCCGAATGTTATGATCCCTAGCCCAATTGATGTAATCACGGACAATAAGGAATTCTTCCTCAAATTTACTGCCTGTGATGACCCCGAGTTCGTAGTCGAGGCGATCCCGGTATACATCAGGAGAAGAGGCCAGCCCTCCACGTCTCTCCAGCACTCGCAGCCTTTTGACGCAGATCTGGCGCATATAGTCAGCAGAAGATATCTCTGTGTTTGCTCGTGGTGCCACTGGGATGTGCCAGCTTCGCTGTTCCAACTCTGGGATACTGAGTTGTATATCTGCTGTGTAAGCCTGGATAGTTCGCTGGCTAGCTGCCCATACCTCAGGTCTATCCGCCCAGAGTGTTCGCATTTCCCTAGTTGTCTTGAGGTGATATCCTGAACCGTCAAAGCGAAACCGGGTCGCATCCCGCCATAACGATACTGTCTGGCACGCCAACCAGATGTCATGTACGGAGTGATGGGCTGGCTCAACGTAGTGGCTATCATTGGTGATGACCAATGGGAATCCGTATCGTTCGCTCCATCTGATGAGCTTGTCATTAACCTTCTCTTGGTCCGCGTTAGCCCTGCGGTCGCCTTGTTTCTTCTGGTTGTAGTCGTGGCGCTGTAGTTCAAGATAGAAGTACGGGAAAAGCTCTCGGAAGTATTGGGCTAGTTCGAGCGCTGAGCCATTTTTGTTTGCGAGAATGAGCTGAGGTATTGGCCCATTGAGACAAGTTGAGCTGGCAATAAGATGGCGTCTATCTTTCCTTGATAGAGCTTCCAGCGTACCGTAATCAATACGAGGCTTGTAATAAAAGTGGCTAGGATCGTTCGCGGTACTGCTAAGCTCGCACAGTATCTCATACCCACGTCTGTCTCGAGCCAAGAGTACCAGATGGTGCCGCCTAGGGCCTTCTTTCTTACCAGTCTCTGGGTCGATGGTCCGGGTGCGGTCGGAACAGTCATCGCAAAGATAAAATTCCTGTCCAACAATAGGCCGAACATCAGCCTTTCGGCATGCCTGGTAAAACTCAGGAACTCCAGACATGCGTCCATGATCTGTAATTGCGAGTGCCTGTTGCCCATCACGCTTCGCCTTGTCAACCAGATCGGGTATGCGTGCTAAGCCGTCTAGCACGCTATACTCAGTGTGGGTATGCAGATGAACGAATTTAGACATGCGGCCACGCAGCAGCTTCTTCTTGCGTAGCATCTCTATCAGGAACTACGGTACCCCTGGCTTGCGATCCGCCCATAGCCAATTTTACCATTTCTCCGGTCTTCACTGCACATGACGGGGAGTGCACAATCCGAAGATCTTCGTCGATATAGTTCCACTGTGAGCACGCGGTACACAACTGAGAAGTGCGTACCATGTTCTGGTGACTAACCGACTCTGCACCAATCATCAGGTAAGTTTCGCAGTGCTTACACCAGATCTTCCCTGGTGGGGCGTCTGCGTGCACTTCCAGAATAGTTCCTGGGGTGTACTTGGCGCGTAGTGAGTAGCTGTCTAGCTGGTTCGTTGTCGCGGACCACAAAGAGCCCTGTAAGGGGGTCGACATATCCTTCTATACCTTTGGCTTGTAGTTGTTGATCCATGAACTCAAAGGGCAAGATCAGCCCATTAGGAGTCGGCATCACCCCACCCCCACCGTACCATCTGCATCTGGGTGGTCTGCCCGTAATCACTCTCAACGTTCTTTATGCCCCAGGCATAGGAGGGTGCCCAAACGTCTACCCAGGCATCGTGTCCAGTACGGCGGGCGTTCCATATAATGTCGCCCATGCCCCGGTCTAGACACGTCACAATCCAGCCATCCGGGAACATCAGCTTCGTCCCCATAGGTAGCCAATCTGAACATGCTGCTGCATCTTTATGCGTATAAGATCCACTAGCCATAGTGCCGCGAAGGGTATAGAACGTAACCCTGACACGCAATGTCTCTTGTTCGGCTGCCATGGACGAGGTCGCTACACCTAGAGCCATCAGCGCGCCTAGCAAAGCCTGCATGCCCTATTGTAACAAATCGTTTACACGAGTGCAGGTTGTAGTTGTTGAGTGTATTTGCGCGTAGCCGAGCGACTAGGCGTACCATCAGGATTAGCATGGTACCGAGCACGGGCGTACTTCTGAAACTCACACAGGGAGTGCTCTACGCCGCGCAGGGTCATGTCATAACCAGGATAGACTTCAAGCCATCTTTCATAGCGTCCAATTCGCTCGATATGCTCTCGCTGTCTAGCCTGAAGATATACGATATACTCCTCCCACTTGTGACCAGAGTCACGGTCACCCCAGATCCATTGGATACCACGTTTACAGCCAGGTCCTGCGTTGACCCAATCGTTCTCGCTAAAGTTAATGAGTCTGCTATAATTAGCGTCAATTGCGAGTTCATAGGCCAGGAAACGTCCAAATCCTTCTGTGTCATTGAAGATTTGCCATACACGTTTCAGAGACCTCGCAGACTTGATACTCTCTAGCAGTACGGGGGTTTGGCGTTGCAGCTTGCCTACCAGCCAGCAGATGTTCCTGATTTTGTCTGGAAACCCGCCAAACTTTACGCCTGTAACCGTAAAGGCATCTGTGAATACACGATTACCGTGGTTCTCATAGGCCACCAGGTACCGAGCCGCACGCTCCCAATCCCAGTCTCCCCAACGGGTTTGCTTGCAGCGCAGCCACAGGAACCTGAAGGTATCTATGTCATTAAAGAGCCTGTACACCATGATGGCGAACAGCATGTCTTTGTCGTCTTGTATCCGCAGTATGTTGCGGATGAGGAAGACAGTGCCCTTGTCAAGCTCACGGTACACATTGGTGAAGAAGTACTGCCGCAACACTGGATCCTGTGTCCATGGGGGAAGTTCTCCAAGTACCATACGCTTGTGATATACAGACTGTCTTTCTACAACGAAGTTCCAGAACGCATCCATTTTCTCCGGGTTATATGAATGCGAGATGGGAGGCATCATCTTTGAGCTCTTCGTTCATCACGTCGTGATATACATGAAATCGGCAGTCGTAGAAGTCGCACTCCGGAATGATAACTCTTTGCATGGCGGCACGGTGTGCGGGCGAATACCAAAGATCTCGGAACTTTCCTCCCGCAACATCGGAAAGCCTGCCGATGCTGATATCCTCAACTCGGTCCTGATAGTAACAGCACACCCACACGATGCCAAGTGCGTCGACCACAGTGTGTAGCGGTGAGAGCCAGCAGGTTCCAACTTGGTGAGTCTTAGTGATACCACCGAATACTCTTCCGGGCCATCTATCTCTAAGCTCTTGAAGGGTAGCCTCAAGATGCTGCTTGCTATCCTCAGGTAGCCCCTCAGGATCATCTGCGCAGTGCCGCTTAGCTTTGATGCTGACGAAGTCGACACCTGCATCTAGTATCTCCTCCGTAAGGAATTTGAGCGCTGGAACGCTGCTGCTGCCAAGCAGGATTTTCCCACCAATGCGACAAGTAGAACCAAGAGCATCACGTTTCTGACTAATTCGTCTAACGTGTTCAAGTTGGTTAACAGTATAAACACTGATGCGTAGGTAGCGAGTTCCAGGGTAAGCCAAAGCAATCCCACAAACATCTGGTTTGGTTCCGTTCGTAATCATTCCGAACTGTAGATCGCGCCGAGCAACAGAAGCGATAAGGTCACCAAACTTAGGATGTAGAGTGGGCTCACCACCTCCCGAAAACTCCAACGACTCTCCGCCCATCTGGCTAAAGTCACTAACGAAATCATCAAAGAGATCGACGCCAAGACTAGCAGGGTGTGCATTCTCAGCGTTAGAGATGCAGCCAAAGCAACGCATATTGCAGCTATATGTAGGATATACAATAGCCATCGTGGGGGCAACCATCTCTCCACGGTTTAGCCTGACTGCATCCTTTCTGAAGCTGAGGATCTTGGTGCGCAGATCTACTGGTGCGTACTGCGGAATCATTCGAAGGCCTCCAACCAAGCCCGTGCCACGCCACTGATAAACTTGATCCAACGCCCATCTGGCGTTGATGGTGGTGAGGATAAGACTTGCAGTAAGGCTTCGTTGCCCATAGCCGCAATTTCTTCCTGCGCCTCTTCGTCTAGCTCCTCTTCGTCTACCCCTGAGCCCAGGACGGCAACGGCTGCGGTGTTCTTTGAGACGTACTCGTCTTGTCTTTCAGACAGTATGACTTCAGGAACGGGATCATCGCACACAGTATCCCAGAAACCAGGAAGAACAATGCCAGGCGTATGTCCATATGCTTCTCGATTCTGGATGTGATCGAGGATTGTTTCCGCGTGAACCCTAGCATCGCTATACTCCCGTACAAACTCCAATGCCCTGTAAGCTATACGCGCTTGAAGGCGCGTGTCTGCCATCAGTTCATTAAGTCGTTCTGCAATTCCGTCAGGTGAAGGGGGCAGTCCCCAAGTAACATCGGCTTGGGAAAGGGGACTCCATCGGTGCTCCTGAACCCTTGTGCTAACGGCCGAAACGCAACCGTACAGCATGGCCTCAAGCATAACACAGGATGTCTGTCCGTCGAATCTTTGCCCACCAATAGAACCGCTAAGATCCACGCTGATATTGTGCCTACGATAAATCCCAGGCAGCTCGGCAGGTAATTGTGCTCCCCAATATTGGTGATCAGGTCGCCCACGGCCACGACGGCGACCAACATGGTCGAGGCCGATGCCATCTTTCCAACCCGCCCCCACTTTATTCCGCGCATTGTGGTACTCGATCCCGGCGTTGTACATATCGACAGGGTGCTCTATCTGTGGCAGTGCCTTAATGAAAGGATAGATGCCTTTCCACTTCTTCCATTGCGGCATCCAGCAAATAGATCCAGTCTTCTCTGGATGGTACAAAGCCGCTTGACTGACGTCCAACGGGGTGGGCAGAAACACGAAGTGTCCGGGCAGACGCGCCAGGGAGTCGTATTTGGATTGATAACATGTAAACATGTGTAGGCTCACCAAGTCCGATACTTGGCGATACCACGGGTAGTAGGTGTCCCACAGGTTGTCGTGGATCATCACCATAATCGGAAGCCCCGCCTCCGCGGCCTCCTGATACAACATCATCCACGACATATCCCCGGTATTGCTCTTGATATCGTGCGGGCATGGCAACATGAACATGACAACATCGTAGTCGCGCAAGAGCGTACGATATTGCCTCCTCGCCTCATCGCCACGGTACGGTAGTTGCTTAGCAGGTAAGCGGTAGTACCTGCTATTGACCATCGTAGGGGCCGTCTGGCTTAGGCTGCGTACCCTGCCGGCCTTACTGGCCCAAAAGTAATCGAACGTGCACCCGATAGCTTCTAGACCATACTGCAATCCTTCGACAATGCGGTTTATCCCACCGCGTTCGATGATTTCAAAGTCAATTACCAGGAATCTCATACGGGTAGTTTATCACCTACCGTGTTCTGGCTCAACTGCGCCGTTAGGTCATCGTTATCCTGAACCTGATACAGCAGGTAGTCAGCAGCGGCATCAATGCTATCGAGTACCACCAGGCTCATTGCCCGCCATGCTGCATAATCTCCAGCGCCGCCCGTGAGATCCACAGTGACAACAGGTTTACCCCAAGCATAAGCGGCCCCCACTTCATGAGCAGAATCAATGGATGGGTATGTCGGGTAGATGCAAGAAAGCACAAAGTCACAATCGTGGATAAGACGTAGGTTGCGAGGAATGTAAAAGCCAGCTCTGGCGGCACGATCCCCATCTCGAACAGAAACCGGGGGACGAGGATGTAGCCAAACCACGCGACCAAGCAGGTGATCAATGTCTTGACGAGGCCGACTATAATCCGCTGGAACTTTGATGGTGGACCACTTGGCTGCGATAGTTTCACGGATGATATCTTTGTATTTGGTTTCTAGTTCATCGCGCCAACCTACTTGCATAGTGCCCGATGTATACGGTCTGATGATCACTAGTCACTCCCGTTTTTTCTCTCATCGTCATCATCATCAAAGTTGAGTTCGAACCAGGACAGTATCATAAGGCTGCGCACCAGTATGTCGTACAGAGTACCCCTGAGTTTGTCTACGTCCCAGGTAAGGATGGCCCCACTGTCGCCAGCAGACTGCAAGCGATACAGCTTATCCTTGAGATCTACCAGGGACGTAACTGGTCCGTCTTTCTGCCATGCATCGCCGTACTGCTGGTTCTTCTGCTGTACCAGCGCATCGTACTTTACCAGTGCTGAAGCAAAGTCGAGGTTGAGCTCACCTAGCCATAACTGTGTCTCGTATGCCTCTTCCTCCGGGTTTAGCCCTAGTACATGCTCTGCGAACTGGTCAAGCAGCCAACCCTGTTTGATCTCAACACGAATCATATCTTCTGGTGTTGCCACGTATCACTCCACACAAAGCAATGGGGGTGGTTTCCCACCCCCACGCTTCCTCCGACCAAGGAGTTCCGCTTACGCCTCCTGCAAAGCCGCCACGCGCCGCCGCTCACGCTTGGGCATAACGCGATGGCAGGTTTCGCAGATGCTGTGGTGCTGAACGATGTTGCCGCCAACCCGCATCAGCCGCCGTACCAGGGAGGGATCCTCCAAGACCCTGCTGTAGTTGGAGGCCACGTAGGTCACGTGGTTAGCCAACTGATACAGGTTCTCCACAGGATGGTTGACCAGCCTGTTGCGGATCATGTCCCGTACAACGGGCGGGATGCCAAAGTCTTGCAGCATGGCCGCAAGCTCTTCGTCGGTATGCTGCCCGACCGCCACATCCTTCAGCGCCTTGAATCGATCAACCTCCGTCTCAACTTTGTTGAGGATGGTGGGCACGTTAGTGGTGATCCACTCTTTGTCGTCCGACTCATCTGCCCGCTTGGTGAAATGCATGACATTCTGGGTACTGGTCATGCCATTGGTGCACAGCAGGCGCTCCCAGTATCCCGAGAGGTCTAGACCGAGTCCGGTACCACCTGGGGCACTGTACCCGTATGGGCTAATGTACAACTGCACGCCGCTCGCTACGACGTCGTTGACCTTAGCTCCCTGGGCACCACCTTCGAGACGCTGGTAGTCGCGGCCACCCATGCTAATCTCTTTATCAGTGACCAATGAGATATACTGGCGGTCCTGAGTACCCCAGACTTTGTAGCCCTTGACATGCCGACGGCCACCCATTGCCCGCTCTGCCGTGCGCATGTAGTCTACGGGGTCACGCACTTCGACCCTGCCATCGATGATGGCCTGGATCTCACCATCACGGGTTAGCGCCTTTAGATTGCCCTGGCGCTCTCGGAATGCGTGATCCAACAGACCTACAACGTGCTCCTGCGCTGGTGTACCCATGAACTTGAGCATGCTGTTCGTCTGCAAGCCGCTAACTCGGAACAGCGTGTCCCATGCCCCTGGCCCAAGAGGCAACACGTCGTCCTTGTTACCGAACCGATACTGAACTTTGCCGTTTGTGCCCGTCTGCAATCCATAGCTGTCGTCTGGGGCAAACTGGCGTTCCTCAAGCCCACTGAAGGGTAGGAGCGTCTGCAGCGCCGTTTCACGATCAACCATTTGCGTCATTGTGTTATGCCACTGCTTTCTTCTGTTTGACTTCGGGGCGTAGTTTGGTGATCTTAACCACCTTCGTCCCGCACTTGGTGTGATTACCTTCGATCATGCCACGGTTGTTGGGTGTTACGCGGTACCTCCCTCGCAGGTTCTTGACCTTGACGCGGCACTTCATGCAATACCCATCGTATAGCTCTTGGCCTTCTTCGAGGACTGCCATTAGTTTCTCCCTGGGCTGCATGGGCCGACCTGTACATTATGGCACACCGGACGGTCCCCATGCAAACCCCTATAGATTACCTAGTCTGCTCTAACCGATCGAAAAAATCAGCGTCGACTGCCGAGTGGACGCTTGGTTGTTGTGGTCGTTGGACGAGAGGTGGTTTTCGTAGTCTTCCGTCGTGGCGCTTCGTCCTCTTCGTCCTCATCCTCCTCATCGTCTTCATCAGTATCTTCGTCCTCGTCCTCCTCTACGGCTGCGGCTTTGCTGGAGCGTCCGGCGGCAGCTTTGGTGCGGACTGGGCGCTCGTCTTCATCTTCGTCTTCTTCATCTTCCGATTCATCTTCTTCGCCCGATTCGTCTTCCTCATCCTCATCCTCGTCGGCCACAGGACGACGCTTGGTTGTTGTTTTGCCCTTGACTACCTTGCGAGGCGCTTCCTCTTCGTCCTCGTCCTCCTCGGTATCCTCAACATCTTCCACGTCCTCTTCATCATCGTCATCGATGGCGGACGTATGTGCTTTCAGCTTGCGGCTGCCGTAATACGCCTGGGCCTGCTGGTCCAGATACGCATTGATATCGATCTGCTTGGGGCGTTGGGTAAACGCTTCCTTCTCTTCGGCCTCGATATGGTACTTGGTATCAGTACCTTCACCCGTCCGAGTAATGCTGTAGTCGCGATCCATGATAGTTCCGCGACGCTCGAACTTGATGATGAGGTTCTCGACCATTGCACCAGTCAGCTTGAGAAGCCGGACCTGCTTGCTATCCCGGTCCCAGACATTGACATACCAGCGTTTACCTGGCCTGAAGTCGGCATCCAGCGTGCAGTCTTCGATGCACGGGACATACCCACCGTTGTTGCCGCCACCACCCTGAATGTAGTGTTCGCCATACTCCACCCACGGATTGCGGCGGTCGAACGGCTCGTGCAGAAAGCGAACGGTACGGGCTTCGCCTTCCTTGAATGTCAAACGCACATTTGGCGTCTGCTTGGCGGAGTCCTGCATGCTCCTGGCATCTGCGTGCGTTACGGTTCGCACCTTGATGCTCTTTGGCGCATCGTCCCCATTGCGTGAAAATGCACTGCTCTTAGTTGCCATATATCTCCTCACTTAGGCCAGTCCTGGCCCTACCACCAAAGTGTACTTGTCCCAGCTTTGCGGAGCAAGCTGCCACGTTCAGCTCTTATTCTGGGTGGCTCCTCCGTTACCTGTACCTGAACCAATACCAGCGACCTTGTGACGTACCGTCTGGACCTGTCTCTTCAAGACTACGTTGGTGTACCGTCTAGAGCGCATCTCTATAGCCGAAGTACGACGTTGTTTCGCCGCCACTACTATAGGATCTTTCTCTTCAGCAGCAGTACCCCACAAGACCCACATCACAGCTATCACACCCAGGATAACCATGACTACTTCCATGGGTCGTAGTCCGGTTCCACTAACGTAGTCCAGTGAATACGGTCACGCAGCAGCCTGCGCATTGCTGGCTCAGTGAGCTCATTGGGATCTTTCTTCCCAATGCTACGCCATTGTACAACAAATACACGCGGAATGCACTCTGCTAATTGCTGGCACATTTTCAGTTGTGCCACTTGACCAGCGGCGTCGTTGTCGCTGAACACAGTTACCTCATCGAACCTTTCGGCTAGTAAAGCTAGCTGTTCGCGCGTTAGCCCGGTACCTAGCGTTGCTACTATGTTATCCAACCCATATTCGTATGCGCGGAGTGCATCTTTGGCACCTTCGACAATAATGCAAGAATCTCGGCGGGCAGGTATGTACGGCATTCCGTACAGGACATGGCGGCGATCAAAGTCTTTAGAGTAGAGATATCTTGGGTGTTGCCACGCATTGACGGCACGGCGGATAATACCGACCCACTTTCCATCTGCTCTAACTGGGATAACCGATCGCTTAGAGCTTCCGTCGTAGCCAAGGCGAAATCGGTCGACAGTTTCCCTAGAGAACCTACCGTATGGTAATCCATTGAACCACCACCATGATTTACCCTTCTGGTACCGCGATATATCGATTGCTTTGAATTTGTGTCGTGGAGGGTTAAGGATTGTGTCAAGCTGGGCCAACCCACGGTTACGCATGCTTACTATATCTAATGGGCTGCCGTACTCGCTGACAACGTCTATGGCATCACGGTAAGTGGTGCCCTGCGTTAGCATTACCAGACGGGGCAGGTTACCCCGTTCTCCACAGACCCAACAATGCCAGAGACCAGTTACGGTATTGATCTCCAGGTTGGGTGCGCCCGTTTCGCCGTGGAAGATGCACAGCGCCACGAACTCCTGCTGTATAACTTCGCCTTCTATCTTGAGTCTATCAAGTACCTGTGGTACATTGATCTCAAGGTCGTCAATATCATGGAACACGGGTATTTGGTCTTGACTGTGGGGTAGACTGATAGTTTACAGGGGGAGTAGGTCTGTTTCCCGCAGCCATCACAGTCAGGTATGCAGCCAAACAGAACACCGCTACGATAAGCACACCTACAACTAGCTCGCGCCAGTTAATCTTCGGACTCTTCGGTGTTGCGTCCCCGGCGTGCCCTGGTACCCTCGAGCTCTTGGATGACTCCATTGTCAATGTCCAGTTCGAACTTGATTGTATCTCCTGTACGACCCCGCCTGTTCTTCTTCACAACCATCTTCAGGTCGCCCGCCCTGTATCGAAGGGACAACACCTGGTCGCTATCTGCGCCCAGAGCATCCGTCAATGAGATATGGTCTAGCTCTGGCGCATCTTGTGCATCTACGCCCTTGCGGTTCGCTTGTGCATTTAGCACAAACGGGATGTCAAATTGGCGGGCGATATTGTGCTTCGCCATACGGCTTGTCTGGACTGCCTGAATCCAGTTGTCTCCGCCCCGCACCACGTCGTTGCCCACACCCAACCCGAAGTAATCGAAGAACGCAATGTCCGGCCTGTGCTGCTCGCACTTAGCTACCATCGTAGCCATCGAGAACCCACCCTGCGCATTGGGGGTGATAAAGCCAGACTTCAGGTGTTTCTTGGCTCTGATGAGAAACCGCCTGTACTTGGGCAGGTCTACGGCACCCATCATCATACCCATGTTGCTGAAGCGGTCCTTGAACTCGTCTTGCATACTGGACGCCAGCATGTTGTTCATCAAGGTCTGCACCCGCATACCAATCTGGGCTGGCGACATCTCCAGGCTGGCATACAAAACCTTTGCACCTTCGATAGATGCTTTGGTTGCGAAGAACAGAGACATCCACGTTTTGAACTCGCCCTGGCGGGCCACGATGGTAATCAAGTCTGGGGCCTGCATCCCACCCGTGAATTTATCCAGGGTTGGTATACCAAACGGGTACCCAATGGAATGCCCCGATTCAATCTGATCGTGGGCACGCTTCACGTGGTTGTACGTGTGCTGCCAGTTATTGACCAGATCGACATCCTCGCCCTTGGCGTATAACTGAAGAATTTGTCGGATATCGCCTTCGAGTTCGGTCGCAAGCTGCGTTGGCTCGACACGGCCCAGACGTCGCATGGCACGCTCGAACATCTTTCCCAAGTCATACTCTGCCTTGGTGCGCTGCGCCTGTTGCACCAGCAACGGCATCTCTTCCGGGTCTGTGGTATAGACTCTGAAATTAGGAAAGCGCGCTTTGAATGTTTCTTTGCTTGCTGTCCTATGTTCCTGAAGCCATAGCCACTCAGCCTTTCGCCGCATAAACACGGTATCGGTTGCACCATGTCTAGATGCAGTGCCTACGCCATGTCCAGGCCCGCGACTGTGTCGCACAATCGCACTAATAAGCAAGTCCTCGTTTGTCGCCACTACGTACCCCACATTAGGTCTTTTTGCTGCACCCCACAGTATACCAGTCCCAAACCTGGGATGCCAGCCACTAGCGACGGACTTCCGAGTACAATTCCCAATTATCTTTCATATTCTGAAACATGACCTTATGCAGTCTCTCTTGTCGTTGTTTTTCCATCCGAGCTTGATGCTCTGGAGTACGCGATACATCCCACAGATGCTGCATGTACACTCGGTTCATCTCCCGAGAACGCTCGAGCATCTTTTGCTTGCACCAAGGAAAGACCCAATCGTCATGGTAATCATCCCACAGATCCTCATCATCTTCCCAATGTTGCCGCACCTGTTCATAAAGGGTACTGTGGTAGAGCGAATTGAGACCCTGAGGTTTGAAGCGTATGATACTGAAAGCAATCTGCAGGTATCGCTTTACAGACTTAGAACTGCCAAGACGCTTCATCAACGATCTGGCTGTGCCACAGCAGATAGACCAGTCTACCTCTGGCATTTCGCCAAATCTTGTATGGTACAGCCAACGATAATAACAAACGATGTCTGTGGGTCCCCACTTACTCACCTGGTCCCATTTCTCACGAAACTTTTTCATGGGGCCGTCACGGTTTACCCGCCGTGACTGAGGAAGAGGTAGAGAACCTTCATCATTCGCTACACGTATACGCGCACTCCCAAACACGCCCTCGCGCTTGCTCGTTTTATTACCCCTACCTAAAGGTAGGGGGAGGGGGTTATTATGGCTAGAAAGATTGTCCCTAGGAGACAAGACTTTGTATTTCGTTGGTCGGTGCCCGGCCCCTTTAAGAAGCTCTGCCAGGTAACCCATGCTGACCATATTGCTCAGTATCTTCTGGGCATACGGCTGTGACCATCCGAAAACCTCTGCTATCCGGCTGTTACTGCACCGGATAACTCCAGACTGGCTGCTGTTTTCCTTCAGCCATACCAGCACGAGACGTTGGTTCTTAGTCATAGACCAGAGACCCGCTTACCCTCTTTTTGCACAACCCCACAGTATAGCAGTTACGACGTTCCTAGCCATATCAAAACAAAGTAGATTAGACGTCTAAGTTATAGATTGCTACGGGACATTTGGTTTGCTACAATAAAAGGTACACCAATGGCCAGACAATCTAGGCAAATCATCCATGCGACGGTTGGGGGAAGACTGTTCGTCCCAAGAGACGAGATACCGCGACCATTATACCAGACACTCATGTCGCACCTAACGTGGGAGAATCCCGAATACAAAGACCGCGTTTTTAGACAACTGAGCACCAGCACATACAACAAGAGTTCAGGTACATGGAATGAACTCCCGCGATACATATATGGGATCGAGACAAGTGAAGACGGGTCTGGATACTACATCGCGAGAGAGTTTGTTCCCGAGTTTGAGAAGCTGTGCAATGAGCTAGAGATTGACGTAGAGTGGGAAGACCTGCGTGTTACGTTCGATCCCAAGCCACTACCCCATGACATAGAATTATGGGAACCGCAGAAACCTGCGGTTCGGGACCTATTGCATGATGACTATGGACATCAGGGTGTACTCGAGGCACCATGCGGTTCTGGGAAAACGGTCATGCTGCTATATGTCGTTGCGGAGCTTGGACAGCCCACAATCATTCTGGCTCATACAGATGATCTTCTCAAGCAATGGCAAGATTATTGCCGCGATCTTCTTGGCTATGAACCCGGACTTATCCAAGGGGATGTCTACGATATAAAGCAAATCACGCTGGCTAGTGTAATGACGCTGGCGCGTAGAGAGCTTACTCCTGAGTTTGTGAACATGTGGGGATGCATCATACTGGACGAAGCACACCACTGTCCCGCACAGTGCTTCCAAGAAGTGATGACGCAGTTTCCCGCGTACTACCGCTTTGGAGCCACGGCTACCCCCAGACGAGAAGACAATCTGCAAGGGCTTCTGTACGCCATCTGTGGGCCGGTAATAGCAAAGGTCGAGCGTAGGGCACTAAAGCGCGCAGGACTCATTGTAGACCCTGTCGTGATGGTCCACGACACAGGGTTCAACTACCCTTATACTAACATGCGCCAATGGCACAATATGGTGCGTTCTCTGATCAATGATAGACGAAGGAATGACCAGATCATCGAGAACATCATCGCAGACCACGACAGCGGCGACCACGTCCAACTTGTCCTATCTCAGCAAATCGACCACCTCGCACTCCTGGCAAGCACTCTCAGGTCGCGTCGGCCTGACATTTCCCAAGAGCTCCTTATCGCCGGAGGAACTAAAAAGGATAGCTATGGACGTGTCACACGCAATATTAGCCGTACAAAGAAAGAAAGGCAAGGGGCTATCTCAGCAGCTAGAGAAGGCACTTTGCGCGTTCTATTTGGAACAAAACTGGCAGATGAGGGATTGGATATCCCAAGGCTCGACAGACTCCACCTTGTGTTTCCCTCGCGGGCTCAAGGCAAGATTGCGCAGCAAGTTGGACGAATTCAACGTGTCCATCCCAGAAAGAGAGACGTTATCGTCCGCGATTACGTGGATGTCCCGAGGGTCCTCGTTAGCCAGTGGTACGAAAGAAGAAAAGCCTACGCAGAAATGGAGCTAGAGATTATACGTGAAAGTCAAGGATCGGGCCGAGCTACTAGGCTGGTTGCGTCTTAGGTTTACCCTGGACGAGAAGCGAAAGAAGCTTACTCGCAGTATAGACAACATCAACGCAGCAGTCATATCCTACTACGAAAGACGCAACCTTACAGACGTCGTAGACCCTGAAACTGGTACCAAGTGGCAAAAGCGGCAGGGTACTACGCAGATCTGGAACAACGAATCGCTGAAGGCATTGTTGAAGCGCAAGCGCATACCTGAGGAACTGGTGTTCACCATTGTTCCTACCGAGGTGCGCAGCGACGAGGCAATCTTCCAGCTTATGCGGGATGGTATACTAACCATCGAAGACATCGAAGGTGTCAGCACACTACAGACGCACAAGTCTTACATAGTTGGGTTGAAGAATGCCACGGGACACGACGATCAAGAAGATTAGCCCCATCGATATTGGGGATCGCATAGGCGTAAGCTTTGGGGTTACCCTCAACATGGGCGAGTATCAGAGCTTGCGCGTAGAGTCTTGGGCAGAAGGTACCAAGCGAGAAGGGGAAACATCTGCGGAAGCATATAAACGCCTGTTCGATGTAGTAGAGCGCGAGGCCAATAAGAGGGCAGGGGAATACAAGAAGCCATGATGATATTCCTCCTAGGTGTTCTGTGCGGTATAGGCATGACCGTGGGCCTGTACCTGTTCTTGGAGAAGATGTCTGGCCTGGAGCCCTGGGAGGATCCACTTCTACCTTCACAAGGACCTCCGCGCGAAGAAAAATAAAGCTTGCACCCCAGAACCGTCCGTGCTATAGTGCTTTTGTGCAGCAACCGATTATCAGGGAAATCGGACTTCCCAATCTATTGTGGTTGCTAAGGAGAATCGAAATGCCAACCAAAAAAGTTACGCCTGTCAAGGCGTCTCGCAAGCCCGTGGTCGAAGACGAGGATGAGGATGACGAAGAGGAAGAGGTAGTCGTAGTCTCGAGCAAGAAGAAGGCTGCTGCTCCTATCGCCAAGTCCAAGACCAACGGCGTTGCCAAGACCAACGGTGCTGTCAAGAAGACTGTCGCCAAGGCCGATGCTGAAGAAGGTTCCTACACCCCTAATGCCAACAGCATGAGAGACTTCATCATGCGGGCAATGAAGAGGGGTGGTACCTCGGCAGAGATCAAGAAGCGTGCCGCCGGCTTCGCCAGTAAGAAGGGTATCGAAGAGCTTTCAGACGCCAAGAACTACAAGAACTTCGATGTCGCTTTCTACGCCAAGTTCCTCAAGAGCAAGGGTTTCGACGTGGAGATCGACGAAGAGGCTGATAGCTACACGCTTTCTGGCTAACATCGTTCCGACTAGTTTCAAGCCCCGCTAGTGATTGCTAGCGGGGTTTTTGTTTGCTACACTTACGCTGGAGTTAGCAGGCGAGGGTGACTGTAGGTCTGCATACGGGGTGGGCCTACGGCGGTGAGGCGATTGGATTGTCGAGCGGCAGTTTAATCCAGTGGGTGGCGGTGTTGTCACAAACGTCGCAAGTAGCCTGCTAACTCTACTTTCAAGGGAAGGAGGGAGCATATGTCAAGTCCACAGGAGCCTCGGGATCCACGGGATCCTCGAGAGCCGGGTGAGAAGCCGGCGCAGCCGAGGCCAGGCGAGCAGCAGGAGCCAACAACTCCGCCTGCTGAGCCAAACCCGCCGACGCAGCCCCAACCCGCACCCAAGCCGTAGGTAAAAGAGACCCCCTGTGTAGGACATCCACAGGGGGTTTCTTTTTACGAGGATCCAATGATCAAGCGCACTATCCCTTGGTGGTTCTTGTTGGTCGGAGGAATGCTACTTGCACTCCTCGTCCCACTCATAACTACCGCTGTTGCGACACCAGCAAAAGCACACACCACTGACGAGGACGAAGAAACTTATTCAGCCTGCTACGAAGATTGGGATTACTACTGTCAGGCCACAAAAACTCCCTACCCTACAAAGACCAAAACAGCTACCCCTGAAACAACACCAACCTGGGTAGCACCGACAAGTACTCCTGGTCCTACCAACACGTCGGCTCCAACCAATACGCCAATCAACACGCCGACATCAATTCCGCCAACATCAACACCAGGATCGGGTGGCGGAGGAACACCAACTTCGGTCCCGCCAACTAACACACCGCCGCCATCAGGTCAGTTCGGAACTACACCGACTCCTGCTACGGCGACACCGATACCAACGGCTGCGGCCACTAACACTCCACCAGCCAACACGCCAGTGCCATGCCCAGACTGTGGGCCAGGTGGACAGAGTTTACCAACCCCGATCACAACCGCACCAACACCTACAGGAGGTGGAGGTTCGGGTGGTGGGTGCCCTGACTGCAATATAAATCCTGCCAGCAGCCCAGGTGGAGTACCTGGACAGTTTAGCGTTCCAGGCGGTACAGCAGGCGGAGAACAGCCTAGTGCTTCAAGCACAGGAGGCGGTGGAGGAAGTGGCGGATCAGGAGGTGGTTCTACTCTGAGTGAGTACTGCCACTACGAACCCGCCAACCAGATGTGGGAAATTCGCCGCAGCAATGACGTCCCCAAGGCCGTTGCTCAGGGTGGCGAGATGCCACTATTACCTCATATCTGTGACCAGCACTTGGCAACCGTAGTTCCGACCGCTACCATCGTCCCAACTGTGGTTCCCACAGTTACACCCACCCTCGTTCCCACTGTGGCTGCTACAACTACGCCAGAGGTACTGCCAGTCGTAATAGTCCAAGAAGCAGTGCCAGCAGTGGCTCCTCCAGCAATCCCAACAGCAACCCCGACACCAGAGGCAATCCCAGTAACAACACCAGCTCCAGCTCAAATTCCCTAAGTCAGAATCCCCTGCACGAATGGAGTATGCAGGGGATTCTTTTTGCCAAGAGAAAGACCCCCTACTCCGGTTGCTAGCGGCGGGCAAGCGCCGCAACCGTTTCAGGGGCCTACTCTCACCCGCCCGTGGCAAAACGGGTGATCTGGAAAACTACCGACTTGGTGGTGGGTCGGTATTCTTTTCTGGCCTTGTATTTCGAAACGTGGCTTCCCGTACCAGTGCTTCGGCTGGCTCAAGCAGATACTGTGAGAAGTCACGATAGTAATCGATATCCTTCTGCATCTGCTCTTCTCGACGTAGCATTTCCGCCTTTAGACTTTCTATCTGCACATCTTTAGAAGCGATCAAAGCCCTGGCTAGGAAAGAGATCGCTCCTGTAAGTATGCCCATGATGCCCCCAATCGCTGCCATTGTAGTGAGATTGAGGACAAAGGTTTCTTCCATATCACGGCCTGAATGGCAAGTCCAACGTTGGTAATGGCGGGCGCGGTGTAAACGTTGGCCTTGGTGTGAAAGTCGGACGTGGAGTGAATGTCGGACGTGGAGTGAATGTAGGGATTGGAGTACGTGTTGGCTCAGGCGGAGGCCTACCAGTTGAAGGTGGTTCAGTGGGTACCGGCGTTGGAGGCGGGACTGGAGTATTGGTAGGTCTCGGGGTGGGTTGTGGTGGGGGTACGGGGGTATTAGTGGGTATTGGTGGGGGAACAGGTGTAGACGTTGGTGGCGATGGTGGTACAGGTGTCGCAGTAGCTTGTGGCACTACTGGCACTGAAGTAGCTGTAGGTACCTCTGGAGCAACGCCAGACGTAGGTATGGAAGTAGGTACCACAGGAGCAGCCGTCGCCACTGGAACAGGAGTATTGGTAGGTTCTCCAGGGGCTACCGGCACAGATGTGTTGGTTGGAGCCGGAGTAGCTGTGGAGGCTGCACTGTTCCTCTGTTCCTCTTCCTCCTCGGGTAGGGGGGTGGGGGTAGGGGCTGCATTTGGCTGCAACCCTGCAACCGCAGGAGTCTCCGGCATCTCCTCTGGCTCACCCTCTACTATAGCTTGTTCAGGTTCCTCAACTGGCACCGGCGTTGGAGTATTGATAATCACCGTGGCTTGCGGCTTGACAGCAGGCTTGGGCAGAGGCTGACCAGCAGGTACCACCAGCGTAGCCACAACTACTGGAGTAGGTGTAGGCTCTGGCTCACCCGTTTCAGCATCTGTTACTATGGGGATCTCCCCTTGATCCTGAGTAACCGTTATTACCCTGTCGCCATCTTGATCATCAATATTGACGGCCAGAGAAATAGGTGTAGGAGCACCAGGAATTGGGGTACCTTCTGGGGTAGCCTGTGCAATGGCAATCTGAGCATCACCCTCGTCGTTCTGGTTCACCGTAACCTGAAATACTACAGGCGGCAGAGGGTTAGTCGTCGGAGCAAGGGTAGCTGTAGGTAATGGATCTGGCACAGCATCAGCTACCCTTACCGCTGTGATGTTGAGAAGTAGAATAGTGCCCGCTACTCCACCAACACCACAGACAAATAACCAAGCCCATGTTCCCAGAATGCCACGGATATTCTGCACGAGTCTAGGTCATTAGCCAGTCAGACCAGCCAGCACATAGCAAGCTAGACCAGCCCAACCAAGAGTGTGCCCGTAGGCATGATTCCAATCTGGTCGCCAAGACCAGGAAGACAATGCTGCAATCAACAGCAATATAAATGCTGCGACCTGTAGTAATTGATGTACCGCCACCTCAGTTACCTCCGTATCCAAATGGCCTGAAAGCTGTTGAAACGTTCGAACTCGATGCGACCCATCTCATTGCGGATAGGGTTCCACGAGGGATAGTTGGGCGCGCTGTTTGCTATCCAAATCTTATTACCGATGACCCCCCTCAAAGCAACGTAGTGGTACCACGCCGTACTGTTCAGCAGTCCAGTAGTTTGAGTAGCTATCTCATAGGCTCTGTCGAAGTTGAGCCATTCCTGGACAACGTTGCCTTCGCCAAAGAATCTTTCAAGTAGGCGAATAGCAGCTTGAGAATTACATAGGCCAGCACTAGAGCTAATACCGACACCAGGCCCACAGTACTCATTATACCCCAACTCGCCGACAACCCATTCTCTAGTACAGCCCGGATAGACACCTGTAGCTCTCAATACCCAGTCAATAGAACACGCACTACAGGTCCAATCTCGGACCTGTCTTGGCATGTCCATATCCCGATTCTCTTGGAAGACATCCCACCAAGTAACAGGATCTGGTAGTGGAGGTAGGAGCTTCTGGGTTGGTGGATAGAACGCAGCTACCGTCATACCCGTCTCACATTCAAGTCAAGCGGGGTGTCTGTATACTGCTTCATCAGGCATTGCTCCCACCCTCCAAATGGAACAAAGCCCTTGTTTACGTCTGGCGATCCATCATAGATGGACACCCATAACCCTCGGTCCGACCAGTAGTTACGATGAGACCAACCTAGTCTGTCGAAGACCCACTTCCCAGTGTACATGCCGCACTTCTTACCCATGTACTCGTCGCACAACTGGAAGTCGTTATCGACATCCGAAGGCAACAGATGCATGTCTTCGACATCTAGCCACAGATCAATGATTGGTATCCCCTCAAACAACTGAAGCCTGCGGTTAGTTACTGGAGCTTCTCCAGTACACCAGATGTACCCGTTGATCTCCCAGCCTTTCTCCTCTGCTTTCCTAAGCTGACGAGCAGTCAAAGTATGCCCATCCATGCCAGTTACGGCTTGGACTATGATACCAGAGAACCCCTTTGCACTCCATTCATCAAACCACTTGTCTGTCAGAACACCCTGATAATTAGACACATCTATCAGGTACTGTTCTCTGGGAGCTACAGGTGGTTTGGGAGGCAATACTTCTAGCCGCTTGCCAGGCGGATAGAAGAGACTAACAGAGGTAGGCACCGTTTTCAGGATCCCAATGTATAGTTACCCCGCTGGTAAAGCCTTGCTCCTTGGAGCCAGCTGGACCAGGCACATCTATTTCTGGGGTGCAAGGTACGCCAAGCGGGTTACCATTGTCACGTTCTTCTCGCCACTTGGTAGGGATGGCATTCGCATACACATAGTCTAGCTGCATGACAGAAGACCATATGACGTGGTCGATCTGGCCCATCAGTGTTCCTTCACACCATTTACTTGCAGAGGTATCGGAGCAACATATTGAGTTGTCTCCTGCTCGGTGATGATAATCTGGTTCAGTTCACTGTCAAACGTGACAGCAAAGTTGTCAGGTATCTTCTGGCCATCCTGATCTGCAATCATGGCAATCATGTCATGAACATTCCTCTCGGCAGACCTTGCTGCCTGAGTCGCTGCCCCAACCACAGCATTTGCTTCATCAGAGCGACCTATGCAGTAAGACAGATGTCTGGCTGTCTTGGGATTAAGCTTGAGAATAATTTGCATCTGACCTCCTACTTCGGGTAGCTATACTCGGGAACGAACTTGATCTGCGCAACGTTGTCCACCACGTTTCGGCCAAAGGATTCATTGGGTGCCTCGATATAGGCATCGAAGCCTACTCCCTGACCTGCACCCATGAACACCAGAGCACCTACCGCGAGCATGGTGTCAGCAGTGTTGTTGTCCGGTTTCAAACCAGCATTCCGACCTTCGAGCAACCCGTTGTTCGGACTACTAAGTCTTAGTCTCCCTCTGTTGCCGCTGTTATAGCCACTATCGTATCCAGTGATAGTAGCATACCAGTAGAGGAAATAGTGGCCTGTTACGGGAGCGTAGAACACCCCTACCTGGGTCCATAGGTTCTTCTGAACATTCTTGTTGGCGAAACCAACGTCATAGCTCCGGATACCTGGGGGCCTGTACGCAGCCTGAGCAGCAGCGTCGCCAGCGTTGTACTGATTCGTCCACACGTTGGGATCATTGTGTGCCGCATTGATCCAGTAATCTCTCTGGGCAACCATGTCGTTATAATAGCCGACATAGGCTTGGTAGAGAGCTTTGTAGGTAGAACCAGTATTCCAGGCTTCAGCAGGACCCCAATAGTAGTCCGCCTGTCCCTTCCAAAGTTCAGCAGTATTTTTCCAATAGACACCATTAGCTGGTTGCCCTGGATAGCTGTAAGGGAACCCTTGCGGATCTCTAGCAGCCCGCCACTCGATGCCCCACATTTCGCACCACTGCTGAGCAGTAGCGGACCATTGTTGTCCTGCTACCCACCCTGTAGGATGCTGAGCAGCTAGTCCATTGCCAGACTGTCCTGCAGAGTTGTCCCTAGCATTGGTCCACTCTGTACCCCACATACCGTTCCATTGGGTAGCTGTTACAGACCAGAGTTGCCCAGATGCCCAACCTGTTGGATGCTGGTTTCCGCTTGGCTTACCAGGCTGACCAACAGATGTATCTCTAGCAGACGAATACTCGGTATTGAACATGGTCTGCCATTCGCTAGCAGTCTCAGACCAACGCTGCCCATTGGTCCATCCAGTAGGGTGGTTGCCCGTACTGAGATCGTTAGCTTGGCCGACCCAATAGCCAAGATTCTGGTATGTCATACCGCTCTCCACTGAATGCCATTGCTTTTGTAGGTAAAGGCTTCTGGGGCGACAATGACACCGTTCTGAACAGCGCCTGTAACCAGATTCGTAGAGCCACCTATGATAGTCGAACCTCCAGTGGCCGTGAGGTTCATCTGGCCTGCTTCGGCAGCAACAGTAATGGGGCGCTCATTGATGGTTGGGTCAGGCAGTACCACTGCTTGAGCAGATGCCAGATACCCAAAGAGATAGAGTTTACCTACCAACATCGCAGCAGTCACAGGGGTGACGTTGGTCCGCAATGTCGTGGTCTTAAACATACTCTCGGGATCGGTACCCGCACTTGGGTGCAGGTAGGCCAGGCACGTACCGCCTGAGGGGTTCTCCAGAGCAATCCCAAACGCTGCGCTGCTACCTAGTGCACTACCTGCCGCTATAACGCTAGCGTTCTGTGTCACGAGATATTGTAGACGGCTAATACCCGTGACCTTCGTCCGGACAAAGCCTTCCATTGCGACACGCCCGACAGCACCAGCCGCGATATTTGCCACTACAACCCCGACGGTAGGACCAACAGCATTGGCTACAGGCAGGATAAAGCCACGGTCAACATTGGGATCAAGCATCACCACGTCACCAGGAACTCTGGCTGCTCCGGTGTTGTTGACCAGGTCCTGGCTCAACCCACCTGTAAGCGTGATAGATCCAAAGCTCCAGTTGCCCGTGATAGTTTCATCAAAGTCGTAGAAGGTAGAGCGGTCACTCAACCCTGAATTGAATCTGGTGGTGTCCCGCACACCCGCGTTGGGTGTAGGGTCATCATCAGTTACTTCCGGAAGTAAGAATCCATGTCGCACAGTTGTTTGCATCTATCCAAACCTCAGATCTGCCCAAGATACGTTACCAAGATCCGCCCAGGTATTGTTCCACATATTGGTTGCATCGCCATGCCAGGTTACTTCACTGTAGATAATGGAGTACCCTAGGTGGGATGGCTTGATGCGTCTAACCATGAGATCGATGTTCGTTGCCACATTGGGCGGGAAACCCTTTGGTTTGAGGATGCGGATATCGAAGCTGTACCGTCTAAGGTCATTCCCTGGTAGATCGAACTTCTCAACGATTACCATCTCTTCAGCATACTGTTCAATCTGCTCTTTGATGTATGCTGGTGTAGGGGTAGCCGTTGACTTCATGCGAGTGATGATGCCAGCCCTGCGTTCTTCAAGGGTTAAGCCCGGATCGGCAGGCGCGCTGAACATCTCTTCCCACAGATTCATTGCTGCTTCGTTAGCTGTGCGCGCAAACCAGGCCGAGTGCATCGGTTCCAGGTTAGCAACTAGTCTTTGGTCTATGGCAGTTTGAATTTCGCTATCTACCATGAATCTGGTAAAGCGATCTACAGGGTCAAACTCAAACCCTATAGCCATCAGGAACTGCTGCATGAAGTCGTCTTCTTCCCAGTATGTGGGCAGATTCTCCATGAGAATCTGGCCCCAACCGTAAAAGTCTTTGTCTCTCATACAGCCGTAATCGTCCCCGCAATTGGTTTCTCGGTGCCAGTAACCGTGACGTTGTTGGTACTGAACGTCGATGCCCCTGACCTGCGGATACCGTAGCCAGAGGTGTACATGTCAAAAGTATCGATACCCTTGACATCTTCTAGAGCTGCCTGCTGCACACGATAGAACAACACAAAGCCTTCGTCGCCACCAACAGGCTGAGAGTTGAGAAATGCCCTAATGGCTTGTTTCACTTCATCCTGCACAGACGCCAGGCTAAAACCTTCCTCGACTGTCAAAGTAAAGCGAGCATCAACACCTGCCGCCACGGCTGCTTCTACGGTAACATGCGCCCCGATAGGTCTACGAGTTTGTATGTAATCATACACTTTGGAAACCGTAGCCGCATTGGGAATACTATTGTCAGAGTTGACAATGACTACCTTGACGGTACCGTAACCGTTCCATTCG